AGTAACGAATCTTTTGATGGGGGAATAACCTTAAACACGAGCCTCTCAACTTGCCATTGAACACTCGTGGATGCTTCTCCTGAGTCGCATTATAGGTTGTTCCTCCTTCAAAGGAGTAGTTATGGTGGGCAAAAACTAGGCGTCGATTGGCCGTACCAAACGTGCGGTGAATCTGGGGACGATGAACAGCAGTCGAATGTAGTTATCTAGTACTACTCGAAGCTGCGGCCCACCCCCAACTTATGATGGTGAGAGAAGGTATGCTAGAAGTTATTATCGTCGTCCTGATTGTATTAACTTGGGCCGGGATAATTAACAGGTCGAGGAAAGAGGAATAAAATGAACTGGAGAAGTGTGAAGATTCACTTAGAGGATAAGATTGTACTCGTAGTGGAGTTCCTCACACGCGATGAACTCGTTCTAGTGAAGAAATACAAGGGAATGGATACGGCGTTTCGCTTCGACGTATGCAACTGGCTTGAAGGTGAACTACCTGCTACTGAACTATAGGAGACTAACATGACTGAAGGAAAAGCTCTCCAGCCATTAACAAATGGCGGGACTGTACTCATTGTTGGTGTGAAGTCGTCAAATCTGAATGATGAGATTCGCACTCACCCGCGTGTAATTCTTTGGGACAGTCAGCATGAACACTGGACCAATAAGGATATTCCGTCCAACGTCCGCGTAATCTTCATGACGCGATTCATTGGACATACTGCATTCGAGAAGATACTGGCTGAGGCACGTAAGAAACAGTTAACTATCTTCAATCCAGAAGGCACGGGGTTGATTGTGAAGCAAGTGAGAGAATTACTCGCGCTTGAACCGAAGTCAACTGAACCTGTGCAACGACCAATTGCTACACCGGGGAAACTAACTCCTCTCATTCCACTCATCGACTTCAGCAAGACGAACGCCGAGAATGCACGCGCGCTCATGTCGAAGGCAAATGAACTGAACATCAATACTACTGAGCAGTCAGTAGCTCAGATGATAAGTGCTCGACGGCGTAAGATGAGCGGAACTGCTGTACCAAGAAGTATTCGAGCGAAGTTGGATGTGTCGGTTGAGATACTCGACAACATGATTCAATCGCTGAAGGACATGCGCGATTTCCTTATCGCTACGACTGAGGAGAATCGGACTCTGCGGGCAAAGATGGAAAACTTCAAGAAACTAATGGAGCTATAACTAATGAACAGCATTAACGTAATTGCACCCTATGTGTTCGAGACACAGTGGGTATTTGATGACCCTAGTAAAGAACTAGTAAGAGAACCATTCGTGTCAGGAACAGACAACATGATTGACATGTTGACTACGTGTATACCAAATGCAGAGGATGGATTCATTCTCGTATTCTCTGCACAGCCATTTCCTGACCATGATACAGTTCTCGTGTGGATTAGGGAGGAACACAACGGAAACTGGTATTATGAGGAGGATACAGGAATATTAGGATGGCTGTGTCCTGCTCTACTGAAGTATTTCGACAAAGCTCCGGGTAGAATCTACGTGCAAATAAAGGCTAAAGGACTGGACCTGTAAATGGTAGATGTCATTGCACCTCCGAAAAAGAACGTAATCTTTGACGCGACCACACTCACATCTCTAATGGGGTGTGGTCGCTTCACAGATTTACGTTTCAATCATCGATTTACATCTACCAAAGGTAAGTCGAACAGTCTAGAAGTGGGGACTCTAATTCATAAGGTGCTTGAAGTCTATTACAAGCACATGATTAAGGGATTCCCTCGCGCTACATCAATTGGTCAAGCTATGACTGCTGGTCAGTTGTATGTAACTGGATGTCCCCAGTGTGGCAACATGACGGAAGGTAGTCCATCATGCGGGCATGAACTAGGAGAATATCCTGGTCTGACTAATACAGCAGAGCAGAGCGAGAAGTGGAATGTAGGCTGGCGCTTTGCATTGCAGACATGTGAGCAGTATTTCGAGTTCTACAAGAACGATGCATGGATTCCTCTATCTGCGGAGCAAGTGAAGGGCGAAGTACTATACGAGGATGATGAAATTCGTATCTTGTGGAAGGCGAAGTTCGATTTGATAGTAGACACGAATCAAATCGGCATAGTGTCAGTGGACCATAAGACATTCAAACAGCGACGAGATAAGACTACACTATCTAATCAATTCAGTGGTCAGTGTCTCTTGCTGAAAGCACGGAATGTCATCGTGAATAAGATTGGTCTACAGACTTCATTGAAGATAGATGAGCGTCTGACTCGTGAGGTCGTGAGTTTTAGTGCAGATAGATTGCTCGAATGGCAGTCTGAGATTCTGCCCTATTACGCATACAAGTACATTCAGTATGCGGAGTCGGAGTATTGGCCTCCTAATTACTCGCACTGCGATACGGTGTTTGGTCCCTGCATGTTCAAGCATGTGTGCGAGGCAGATAGGAACATGAGGGAAGAAGTGCTGCGTAATGAATTCATGATTGGTCCTGTGTGGGACCCAACTAATCGGGGAGATGACTAATGTTTCCTGAATCTGATTTGAATGGACAGGCTGGACAAGATATGGAACAGCCAGAACCACTGCTAACGGATGAAATGAAGGAAGAACTACGTGAATTCATTCGTCAGTTACTTGTTGAATGGGGAGTAATATCTCCAGCAGCGGAGGATGAATAATGACTGTCCGCGAATTGCTCGAACTATTGCATGACCTACCGCTGAATGCTCCAGTTCGAGTAGACCGAAAGCTGGAGATTCAGTCAGTAACACTTGATGATTACGATTGCGAAGTCATCATCAAATTGATGGAACCAGAGTCAAAGCAATTGAGCTTCGACTTTGAGAGGGATGTAAATGCCTAACTGTGTATCGGATAATTGGGTAGTTGTCAACGTCCAAGGCATTCGGAATGCTACATGGGGTGAAGCCTCATACGTTAGTTCAACCAACGTAGGTAAACCATTCTTTATCTCGTTGACATACAAGGGTGCTCATAACACCTTCTACTACCGAACTGAAGCCGAAGCACGCACAATCTTCAATAAGATTCGTGCAGCGATGGATAAGGAGTTCAAGAATGCCTAACATGAGCGACGTGAACTTTGATGCTCTCTATGTAATGATGAAAGGAGAGCCGGGTACACGTAAATCAACTCAGGCGTTATCATTTCCTGTACCACAGGAATGGTTCTCGTGGGATAGGAAGATGAACGGTATCTACCTACCCATGAAGAAGTGGGGAATTGACCCTAAGACAATTTCTTACACGGACTATGACAACTGGAATAAAGCTCGTGCGCGCTTGGAGCAGCTTCAGATAACGTGTCCATTTAGGACGCTGATATTTGACTCTCTCACCAGCATGTGTGACATGACACTACGTCAAACGCTGAAGATGAAGTATGGCGTAACACGTCAGTCAGGTGCAGCCGCAGGCAAGCTCATTGCAGGTATTGCAGTCAATGAGATTGAGGACTACAATGCTGAGAGTGCAGCATTGCAAGAGCTGATTGCATTGACAAAGGACATCAATGCATTTCACAAGGTGAACATCATTCTTATCGCGCACGTAGTGCAAGCTGAGTACCGCAACACGACGAACAACACAACTCACATTTCCCGCACGATAATAACTGCGGGCAAGAAAGTTGCGCCGAAAATCCCTGCTTATTGTGGTGAAGTGTATCACTTCAATATTAAGAAGGGAATGGTTGAAGGAGGAGGTGGAGATTATTCGCTCTTGACTGAGCATACAGGTGACGACTTCGCAAGAACGGCATTGGGATTGGATAGGGAGATTGTCTTTGGTGACAAGCCTCTGTATGAAACCTATTTGAAACCTGCCATCAACAAGATGAAAGAAACGTACGTACCTCTAACAAAAGTCTAGAAGGAGACTGCACACATGGCTATTTTCACGTTCTCGGATTCTGACCTTCTCCGCAACAAGATTGTGGAGCCTGCGTGGTATGTGCTGGACATTCAGGCACATCGTGATTGGTCACCTACAAAGGATGGCCTCTCCAACAACTGCCACTACGAGACTGTCATCATGAAGAACGCTGACAGCGGCGCGGAGGAGTTTTCTGGTGTTCCGATTGAACTCCAGTTCAACGACAAGCCCAAGGCGCGGGGATTCATTGAAGGATTCCTTCGTGGATTGGGTGTTGACGTTGCCTCTAACCAGCGGTACGATGGCAACTCCGCTGTAGGCAAGAAGATTGAAGCGTTCATTGAGAACGATACGTTCAATGGTCGTCTCATCAATCGCTGCAACCACAAGTACCGCGTATTCCGCGGCTAGTTCTATTCCTACTGTCTGCATTTGTTGCCAACAAATGTGGATACTGGACCATTACCATGCTGATCACATGGGAGAAGATGGACGAAATAAAAGTCAGGATAAAGATGTCCTGTCCAGTGGGTGCATTATGGACCAGAGTAGGCGTGACCTATACTACTCTGGTCCACTCTTTCATTAGGTCCAGCAGAGGATAACATGATGCACTTCGATGGGGAGTTTGGTGAAGTTGTAGAGGATGATCTTCCTGTACCAGCAGAGGAAGAACCTGCAAAAGAGGAGGACATTGTCATTGCTGAAGATGAAGATGATGACGACGAGTTCGAGGACGATGATGAGGATGAGGACGAAGATGAGGTTCCTGTAGAGGAAACTACTTTCATCCCTCCTCCTCCTGATGATGAGGATTCACTCAATTAAACTACTGCCTCAACTCGCCCTGAGCAACCAGTAGTTTGTAGAGTGATAGGAGGCGCATCCAATACCGGCGGGGTTACGGGTGCGCCTCCGTTTTCTACATGTGAGAATAGAGAAATGAATGAGATTCCAAAGGTCATAGGGAGAGTTATCAAGGTGAGTAAGGCGGGTTGGGGATTTATCTCTAGTAGAGATATTGAATTCACCCGTATCTTCTTTCACTGGACATCGCTCAGACAAGATACGATTCCATTCTTGGAACTCAAGACTGGAATGATGGTGGAGTTTACTCCACTGAAGATTGAGGGCAAAGGATGGAGAGCTGTGCACATTCGGGTAGTTGATAAGAAGAAAGAAGAACCCAATGACAACGCGAATCAGTTGCCCGTACTGTCACAATGAAGATGCAACATTGATGGACCAGATAACCATCGAAATCTACTTCTGTAGATGTTGCTCCAAGACATTCGCGCCCAAGATACTGGAGAATTATGACTCAACACGAAAAGGTCAAGAGAGTAGCGCAGATACTAAAAGAAAGGTTTCCGAATCTTACCGTCGCCGAAACAATTGACATCGCATTCAAGATTGTGGAGGCACTTGATGAATAACTATCACCACGAACTGCTGCTGGAAATAGTCCACACTGAGTGGGATGATAATCAACTGGATACCTATATCCACAATCAAGAACTGAGATTGGAGAATACGAAAGAACTGATTAGAGAATTGAAGCAGATACGCAGGAAGCGGAATAAAAGGAGACAGAAGCCACTCGATACGGGGGTGCGTGATGGCAGGTAAAATCTATTTCCTCGACCCAACCATGGGAAGGAATGAAGTAAGAGTAATTAAATCCCCCATTGAAATATTGGGTTTCAATATAAAGAATGAAACCGGGGAGGATTTATTTATTGAAGTTAAGCGTCAGTCTGGATTCGTAGCTCCGGGCGAAAGTGACATAGAAGAATTGATCATAAGAAAATGACTATAAGGGAACGCATTCACTACAATCGACTCAGCCGCATTCATGATGAGGGCCAGGGTCTAATATACGCATGGATCATGTCTATAATCGATGAGGTGTTCAGACATGGAACATAAATATGTCCCTGGTATGGGCAGTATAGGTGCCAAGCTAATGATACTTGGCGAGGCACCCGCGCGTGAGGAAACTATACAAGGTAAACCATTCGTCGGCGCTTCTGGCCGTGAACTAGACCGCTTGTTAAGTGATGCTGGTATTCGGCGTGGTGAATGCTGGATAAGTAATGTCTGCAAGTATGAAGTCCCTCCAAACGAATTTCGCAAAAAGCTGCCATTCCATATCCGCGCTCGGGATCATGGCATTGATATGGACCAGCAGCTAGCAGAGTTGAGGACAGAGATTGAAGAAATTAAGCCTAACACAATACTCGCTCTCGGTGGGACTGCTCTATGGGCATTGTCCGGGAAAACTAAAATATCACTACACCGAGGCTCTATCATGTGGGGTATGGGGCGTAAGTTTGTTCCTACCTATCATCCCGCGCATCTGTTACATAGTGCTGCGGGTGGAGAAATCAAAGGTTATTGGAACCGACAAGTAATGATATTCGACATGAAGCGGGCACATGTCGAGTCACTGACTCCGACATTAGAATTGCCTAGCCGCACTCTCCAGATATGTCGAAACTCCGGTGAACTATATCAGTTTCTCGACAGATATAAAGACTGTAAGAAACTGTCAGTTGATATAGAGGCAGGTGGTCATTGCCTGCCCATCTGTGTCGGACTCTCATTCAACAAGTCTCATGGTATGTGTATTCCCTTGTGGAATAAGGATAGCATATCAGACATACCTACTTCAGACCTTGCAACTATATGGCTGATGTTAGCCAAGATTCTATGGGAGAAACAAATTGTCGGACAGAATTTCAATTACGACCGGGACAAACTTCGCAGACTCGGTTTTGCCATCCAACGTATCCACTCTGATACATTACTCAAGGCATTTGCTATTAACCCTGAACTCCCAAAAGGGCTTGCATTCCTTACATCTATCTATACCCGAGAACCCTACTACAAAGACGAGGGTATGTATGAGGGGGAACTTAGAGATTTATTCATGGGGTGCGCGCGTGATAGTTGTGTCACGCTCGAAATAGAAGAAGCGATGGATGAGGATGTAGATGAATTGGGTGTAAGGAAGTTCTATGAGAATTTCCTAATGACACTACCCGACTTCTATGCCGAGATAGAGAATAATGGATTCGACGTGAATGAGAGAGTGCGAAGTGAACTAGTACAGAAGTATGTAGAGTGGGATGAACGACTCGGATTTGAGATGTTCCAACTCGCAGGCGCGGATGTCAATCCATCATCTCCATTGCAGGTTCACAAGCTACTATTCGATGACTGGAAACTACCCTACAGACAAGGAACAGGTGAGGAGGAGCTAACTGCTCTGTTAAATCTTCAGACAGGTGTTAAGTTCCCTGCACATAGAGAATGGATAGAGAAGTGTTTGGAGCGTCGGCGCGTGCGTAAGACGATAAACACTTATCTAATGGCGATTCCAGACTTCGATGGTAAGATGCGGACTACCTGTTTTATGTGCCTCGAAACAGGTCGCACTTCTACAGGTCAGCAAGATCCCCCAATAAGACCCCTCGTAGATACAGTCGGTAAAGGTGCCAAGAAAGACATGAAAGTTATGGGCACAGCGTTTCAGGTATTCACTAAGCATGGTGATATCGGAGCTGATGTGCGTTCAATGTATGAACCTGAGCGCGGCTATATCTTCGTCCAACTTGACTCGTCACAAGCTGAAGCGCGTGTAGTGTTCAATCTCGCAGGTGATGAACAAGCATTAAAGGATATTGATGAGCACGATTACCACGCTCTCACTGCTTCTTGGTTTTTCGGTGGCACTGAATCTGATTACTCTAAGAAGGTATTGGGTTATGAAAGCCCTATTAGATTCGCAGGGAAAACTCTCCGCCATGCGGGGCATCTTGCAGCAGGCAAACGACGCGCAGCTACAGAACTTAACACGCAAGCCCGTAAGTACAAGATTCCGATTACTGTTAATGAGGCTACTGCTGAAAGGGCTTTAAAGATATTCCACGCCAAACAGCCTAAGATCCAGCAAGTGTTCCATCATGAAGTAATCGAATGCATTAAACACAACCGGCGCTTGATTGCGCCTCTGCCTTGGGGGATTGATGCAGAACGAGGTGGTGTGCGTATATTCTATGAACGATGGGGTGACGACTTATTCCGAGAGGGACTCGCCTATCTCCCACAACGAGCTGTCACTGATAATACCAAAGCGGCTGGTATCAGAATTAAGAGAGGATTCCCAGAGGCGAAAATCATTCTTGAAGCACATGACGCACTTCTTTTCGCAGTGCGAATCGAGTATCTCGACGACTTTATCCCTCTAGCTAAGAAGGAGATGGAGCGTCCGATTAACTTCCTTCATTGTAGCTTACCACGTCGCTACCTGAAGATTCCATGTGACGTGGAAGTAGGCGAGAACTATCGTGACCTAAAGAAATTCAGTCGGAAGGATGAGCCAGTTAAGATTGAACTACCTGAACAAATACGTGCAAGACCACTAACTGTAACTGAACAATTCCTAATGACTGATGAAGATGTAAGAGATGAAATGTTCAGGAAAAGAGAAACTAGTAAAACAGCAGATGATGACATTCCATTCTAAGGAGTAGAAAATTGACATGGCTAGAAAAACTACTCTCCCAACACTCGGAGCTGGAAAGTCCAACCAACTTTTGGTTGTGGGGCGGTATGGCAGCAATATCTGCCGTAGTGAAAGACAACGTATGGATTAATCGGCAGATATACAACTTGTATCCCAACATCTACGTCATGTTTCATGCGGAGTCGGGGCTGAAAAAGGGTCCGCCTATAAGCATGGCGAAACAATTGGTGCGCGGTGTGAACAACACCCGTATTATCAGTGGGCGTAGCTCTATCCAAGGTATTCTCAAGGAGATGGGAACGGCACAGACACAACCTGGAGGAAAGGTAATAGCTAAATCGACGGCGTTTATATGTAGTTCAGAGTTGACTAGTTCCATAGTTGAGGACAAAGTAGCGACCGACATTCTGACCGACTTGTATGACAGACAATACAACATCGGTGAGTGGCGATCACTACTGAAGATGGAGCAGTTCAATCTGAAAGACCCTACAATTACAATGCTAACCGCGACGAATGAGGCGCACTCGAATGACTTCTTTGGAAAGAAGGACTTACATGGAGGATACTTCGCTAGGACATTTGTAATCTCCGAAACTAAACGCAACCGTGCCAATTCATTACTCGTTCCATTAACAAATCCACCGAAGTATGCAGAGTCAATAGAGTATTTAAAGACAATTGGAAAGTTGTCAGGACCATTCAAACCACTCGCACAGAAAGAGGAGACAGAAGAATACAATAGGCCACATATTGAAAGGGAAACAGGTGAGACAGCTTACTTCACACATGCAGGACTAAGATACCAACAATGGTATGATGGATTCATTGACCAGATGGAAACTCAGGAAATGAAAGATGAGACTGGGACATTGAATCGATTTGGTGATAGCGTATTAAAGGTAGCAATGCTACTTAGTCTGAGCCGCAGTCCAGAGCTATACATCGACTTCGATTCGATGGAATTAGCTATCTCCTATTGTGAGAAGTTAATAGGTAACGTGAGGGAGATGACTCATGGAAGGAAAGGATTGAGTGAAGCAAAGCACATCAAGAATCTCATCATCAAGGAATTCTTAGCTCGACCTACACATCAAATAAGTCGAGCATTACTACTCAAGAATATGTGGTCACACTACAAGGAGGCGAGTGAACTAGATGAGATCATGCTATCATTCGACCAGTCTGGTGTAATCAAGATGGAATCGATAGGGAATCAAATCATCTATGTCATGCCTGACATAGTAGTGAAGGAATATTCTCGATTGTTTGCAGGGAAAAGCAGATGACACCAATAAATGCTGACGGCGAAGTAATAGAAGAATTAAAAGCTGAGATAGAAGTATTAAAAGCAGAGAATAAACGGCTCACTGAGGCGCTCCAGACGGCGCGAGCGGCATTGCGGGCCGTGTTAACGTTACCGCGTCCGCGCGGAGACTACGGTGGGCCGGTGTGGGCGCAATGGGATGATACGTTGCTACAGATTGGGGCCGCCCTACGCACCGCAAGGGAGAGAAAGAAATGATAATTCCTCTACCTAAACACACTGAATACGAGGTAGTATCGACAGCAGAGCAAGACTATGAGTGGATTCGATCATATTGGAACTGTCCACCTTGGAGATGTATATGCGGGCACACGATGTTCGGACGTATGCCCCACTGTATACACTGCAAACAACCAAGACCTACATCATACGTCGAGTCATAGCTTTGTGCGCGATAATCACATCGAAGTAATTAGGAAGCTGTTACAATTCCAATACAAATCACTGGGATATGGCAAATTCGCCTGTTCCTCATGTGGCTCTCTGAAGTATGTAGATTATGGAGACCAAGATGTTCCAATGACTGAGAATGCAGAGGAATGTAGTAAGAATTGTCCGTGGAGACTTGCTAAGGAGATTATAAATGCTCAGTCCAGTATTTGAAGTGAAGCTAGTTCCGAAAGATCCCAAGGCGTCGATCGTTTACATCGTCGTGCGTGTAGATGATTCCTTGAACCTTGATGATTCAGATAAACTCTTAGACTTCATGGAAGCTCAGTTTCCCATGTATCAGGTGGAACATATCATCGCTGGATATAAACAGACTTCAGAGCCAGTCAAATGATCATTTACCACCAAATAATTGCCAATTTCTTGGATCTACTACATCTCTTAATCCACCCCCCGTAACAACCCAATCGTACTCTTTAGGTACAATCTTTGCGATACTCTCACCCTTTTCATATATCTGCGAACCACCACCCAACAATACAGGTGGCATCATCACAGGCAGCAGATTCGGATCTTCCTTCAATATTTCAATGGTATCCTGTATTGCCAATGGAATGAACAACTGAGCAGTGCGATCATACACATGGAACGGATTGTATTGAGACGCATCCCACAAGTCATAGCCGAATTTCGTCATTGGATTTAGCTTATTCACCATGAACCTTTGCATTGCACTTCTCTGTGTTTCAGGTCTAAATCCCTGACCATATGCATGTCGCTGCTGAGATGCAGACGATCTATACATACCACTCCACATACGGTTAGCAGCTACGTAGAACTGTTGGAATCCGCCTCCCAAATCCAACCGCGTGTTACCAATCCTCATCTTACCAAAGTCTGCACTCTCCTCATCATCACTCACCGTTGCATCATACCCTAATGCTTGGGTTGCAACCTTAGTCAACTGGGTCATCATATACCATGCCGAAGCAGTGGCAAGTGCGGACTTCATGTAAGCCTTACGCACTTGAGGAGGCGCCATGACATAGGTAGCCGGACTCAACATCCTCATTCTACTGAACATATTTCGTGGCGAGAATAGAAGGTATCTAAGTCCGCTCGCAGCTTTCTCCAAATTCAATGCAGGCGCACCTGGGATTGGAACAATGTCCAATTTCAATGGCGCGCGTCCTGTAGCAGTATTGATGAAGTCACCAATAGCCTTAGCTAGTGGTAGATTGTTATACGCATTCAACTCTGCTGCTTCTTGAGGTGTAAATGATTGCTTCCTAAGTCCGGGTCTAGCTGAACCAGTAGTCTCTGCTTCAATAGCCATCTTCTGAGATGCATCGAACATCCTCTTAGCTGTATTCGCTCTCAGATGATTCAAGAATGTAGCGGCTGCTCTGTTACTAACCTTAGCTACTTTGCCCCATGTCTGACGATATTTTTCTGAGAATTTACCTAAGTTACCACCTGTTTCAATCCATCCTGAAGCTATAGCATTCTCACTCGCGCTGACACTGGTTCCTTCAATCAGTGGTATTCCAGCTTCTTCAGCGAATGACTTCTGCCACTTACCAGTTGTCTCATCAAATCTCTTTTGATAGATGTCCATTGATCGAATCTGATCATCTACCATCTTAGCGCGTTCAGCAGTAAATCCATGTGTGAACATGGTTTTAAGTGCGGAGCGCCATTCCGGAGTAAAGATAGTCGGTAGCCCCTGTCTTAATGGCATCGACACATCAGCTATAGTAGTCGCCGCAGTAGGCAGGCCCAGTATCTCCTCGAATGTTGACGGTTCTTTATTCGGTCCGCGCTTAAAAAAGTTGGTGATAGTATTTCTTATACCTTCAAGTTTAATCCACTCACGCGGATCAAACATTCTTGGATCTATTGCCCCGCTCTCAGGATCAATCTTCGGCGCAGTATCAGGAGTAAAATGTTTCTGAATATCTTTCCTTGATCTAATTTGACCAAATCCAAATCGTTCATTTTCTTCTACTTTTAATCTTCTAGCCTTGTCTAATGAATCCATAGCCCATGCATGAAGCATTTCAGCTTCATCAGGATCAGCAACCCTTTCTGAAGCAGCCTTCATTTCATTGGAAGCAAGTCGTGCTTCACTCTCAGTTTTTTGAGCTTCAATTAATTTCTGTACATGCGCATCCAACGCTCGCATGTTTGGTTCATTATCACTAATTCCACCTTTTATAATTCTTTGTAGCTCTTTCGTTGCTTCAAATAAATTCTTAGGTGCTGTTGGCGTAGCAAATTTAGCAACTCTGCCTCTCGTTTCACCTGATGTAGGTCCATATTCATTTGAATCAAATGGACCCCTATTCACAGCACTCTCTAGTGGAAGTGGCATCTGTTCGCCACCTGCAAAGTCTAGATTAGGTTGCTCAGGTAGAGTCTCCAACTCCGCAGCAGTTCTCGGCTGTCTAGCTGCTCTAGGCTCAAATGGTAATTCAGGCTGTGGCCCAGCATCAGACCCCATGTTTGCGATTAATTCCGCCAAATCTTCGGGCGTCCTAATTCTTACAGGCTGACCCTCATATTGCTTCATCTTCATTAGTCGTGCTATGAGATTAGCAAGTTCAGCTGAGTTTACGTCAATACCAGCCCTGACTTTATCACTGATTGATTCAATGAGATTAGCAGTATGTTGACTAATAGTACCAGAAGCCTCAGCTGCATCTAGTTCAACTAGTTTCATGCCTACTTGATACACTGCTCTACCTAACAGTCCTCCTCTATTTACTCTACCAGTGACATGACCAGTAGTAGGATCATATGTGTCCTTAAATCTATCAGCTGCAAGAGTACCAACTTTTCTGGTACCATCTGCTCCCTGTGTAATAATTGCCGTTACAACTGGTTTACCATCTGGTCCCCTGTATGTAACCCTATATCTCCCATAATAATCAGTTGGAGTAGGACTATGATACCCTTCCTTCACTATTTCTAATCCAGGAGTTCCATTTGGTATATGATGTAATTCCCTTCTAGCCCAGCCATCCCAAGTTGGATCCCATTGTGCTAGTGATATCTTTTCCCTCTTTAATTGTTCAGGACTCATCTGTGCCCGTGCCTGACGTGTATGATACGAGGCTCGGGCTAATCTATCATAGGGTTCCTCACCCATCTGAATTGGGCCTTTATAGGGCGGTTGCGGACCTTCTACAATTGGAATACTTTCGGCTGCTGTTTTATTTTGCAGATTGAGTGGTTCCTGAACTTCTCCACCACCCATCTTCCTTTCGATATTTTGTAATATACCTTCAATATGACTTTGAGAAGCATAATCACCTGAATCTAATGCATCCTGGAATTCAGTTAGCAATCTGCTTCGTATTTCTGTCAGATCAGATAGTCTAGTTGCTCTACTAGCTGCCCTTCCAAGCTCAGATATTGTCATTTCTGAAATTGTAGGTTGAGATGCAGTTTGAGTTTGGGCAGGTCGAGATTCACCCTCACGTAGCTGTCGTAATCTCTCATAACCAGACATTCTTATCCGATGAGCTTCTGTTCTAGTATCATTATCACGCGCACTAGAAGATTCTCGCCATAGTTCATCCATGTCTCGTTGTGCTGCTTGTACTTGTTCTCTAGTTGCAGCATTCCGAATATTTTCCTCAGCAGTTCTCAGTCTGTTAACTATAGCTCCTGGAGATCCAGGTTGAGGTGATGGACCTAATTCAGCACGTCTTATATTAATTAAATGATTCAATTCCTGTGCACGTTGCATATCAGCAGGATTACCACGATTTGCATCTAGACTAATAACATCACCAAAATGATCTACCAGAGCATTCAGTTCTTCTGCAGTTTGAGCCTCACGAATCAATCGTTCTTCGGGAGACAATTGATTCCTTCTACCTGCACGAAGTTCTGTGAGCCTAGCATTTGCTCTAGCCAACATATCTAGAGCGTGATTGTATGCTTCAGTATCTGCACTTTCACGGAATGAAGGCAAATTATCTTCCCAGAAATCAACTATCTGTCTAGCTGTAGCAACATCGTGGGAACTATTTATCTCCTCAATATCAGCTTCCTTCAATTGCAATCGTTCTGCTCGATTTTGCGGTATGTCAAGTGGAGGTTCCATTGCAACAGATGGTAATGGTTCCTGTCTCATCACTGTTGGATCAATAGATGGACCCATCCGCCCAGATATAGGCTGCTGAACTTCTTCCTGATTAAATCCCCGAAGAATTGCCTGAACTTCTTCTTCAGGTATTTCACGCACTCCTGATCTAGCTCTAGAAAGTAACTCATCCAAGTATGTTCGGGCTTTAGTTCCTGCTGGACTATTTGCTACTCGTTGAAGCCCAGCACGTACTATTCGTATAGCCTGCTCTATATCCATTGATCCAATTCTGGTACCAACTAGATTGGATCTATGCCGGAAGATAGTATTATCTCCACTCTTAGTGTAAACCTCGTATCCACCTTCCTGCATATTTTCAATGAATCCAGGTGCTTCAGCTCGTGCAGTAGGAACAGTAATATCTGCATTACCTCCAACTGTTCTCATACTAGTTCCACCAGGTCCAACTCTAGCTCCAACGGCTGGTGGTGTAACAAGTGTTGGTGCAGCGGGAGTAGGTGGTAGCATCTGAGCTAATTCACCACGTACCATTTGTAACTGACCCTCTGGACCACGTAGAGTAGGATGAGTTACATATCCCTGATTTTTCCTCAGTTGTAGTTCCACCCTATCAGTTGGCATGTCAATTACAGGTGGTAATGCTGGCTCTGGTCCAGCAGTTTCAGGCATGGTCAAACTCAACTCTTGTGGCTGAGTCTGAGCACGCATATGCTGTTCAAATGGCGTTCCTTCTGGTCTAACAGGAGCCATTGACTCTACAGGTGGAAATTCAAATGGAGTAGGACGCAATACACCTTGACGCATTTCAGGTGCTATGTTAGCAGGATTCGTGAATTTATTGTCCTGACGCCATGTAAATCCTCTCAAATCACCCTGTTCTGTAGGCATCTCAGGGAATGTTGGCGCCGCTGGTTCAGGCGTAGGCTGCCAATTCTGCTTCAGATCATTGGCGCGCATCTTAGCTTCGAGAATTGCATTGTCTATCTGCGTAACTCTGGTTAAATCTCCCATCCTCTGTGCTTCAGTACGCTGCAAGGTCAGTTCAAATATCTGCTGCTGCGTCTGCGCATCAATAGCTGCCATTCCCTGCGCTCTAGGATCAGCAACTTCTCTAGTCGGCATTCGCGCTTCAGGTATTTGAGAACTAAAGTCTACATTCTCCATGCCCGGTAATCTAGGCTGGCGCGGGTCCATTATTCCAGCAGATGGTGGGGGAGGTGGAGCAGCTCCTCCGGGTGGTGGAGGTAATTCTCCAGTTATTTCTCTAGCAGCAGGTTTTCCTTTACCTAAGTAATGAAGAAGTGCATTAAAACCAGCTGCACCTACACCCATTCCACCTAAAGTAGCATAATCACCTTCTTCATACGCTTTTAGAACCTTTTCAGCAGGTAATCCAGCCATTCCTGCTGCTTCACTAATACCAGCCTTTCTCTTTTCTTCTTCAGAACTCTCCCACGTCGCACCCGGTAGAGGAAATTGACCAGTGAAGATTCTAGCGCCTAAATCCGCTGTTTGCTTGAGTGGATTTGCCCATGTCGTAGTCGCTAAATTCGCAGCATCAGTAAAATCACCGTAAGCAGCCTTCTTAGCCGTTGATTGAATCTCTCCAAACAAATTTTCTAGTGGTTCAATGGCTCCTGAATAAATAGCCGGTCCAATTTTCTTCATCCAATCAGGTATGTAGTAGCCAGCTCGTAGGGCTGATGTAGTAGTGGTTGGACTAGTTACACTACCATAATCCTGCATCCAGTCTGGCGTATAGATACCAGTCCGACCTGCCATCGCCGTGCCAATAGGCGTAGCTTCAGGAAATGGCTGATAACCAGACGGATACTGTGGAACCGCGGGTGGTTCATATGTAAACGGCTGATAACCTGTTGGATACTGAATTCCTTGAGGCATTATCTACCTACTTCTATGTTCCAACCCTTGCGCTTGGCATCTTCAATAGCTTGATAGGTATTGGGAATAGTACCTGTTTCACCATTTACAGGATGCCTTACTCGGAGTAATGTCTTGTTCTGAATTCCTTCCTCAACTTGCTGAGGTGTTAGTCGTTGTGTGTTACTAGGCTGTTGGATTCCAGTTATATTTGGTTGAGCAGGTGGAGGTGCAGCTCCCATCGGTGGAGCAGGGCCACGAGGAATAACTGATTGATTCCCTTCACCGGTCACAGGTATATTACCCTGCGGGAATTGCATTCCACCACCAGTAGTTGGCGGAGGAGCACTGTTAGGATATACCTTGTTAAGTAGTGCATCGTAATCCTGCACATCCTTATCCTGCTGTGATCCAGACTTACCAAATATATTCAACGCAGCAGCAGGTTGTGGCCTCGGCTTCAATCTATATGATCCGTCATCTCCTCGTTCAATAAATCTTCCTAGTCCAGTTGGATCTCTCATCAGTATTTCTTCTAGCTGTAATTGTCTGTTAGCTCCAATTTCCTTCGCATCAGGAGGCGTAGGCTGCTTAATAGACGCTGGATTGACACCTGGAATAGCGCCTTTAACTGCAATATCCTTGGCAGTTTCCCACCAAATCTTCTCCATATCTGACATATCGCCAGTTGGAATCTTAGTGTTATATGATTCCCTAGGATTAGCAGGATTCATTGCAATCACATATGGACCTTTAGTATCAAACTTCCAATCTGGATTATCTCGCTTGAATTTCTCTGCCATAATCTTGGCATTAGCTATTTGTTCAGTTGCTTTATTGTGTCGATTAATTTCATCCTGTCTTGCTTGTGCCGTCTGTGCATTCCTGTCAATTCTCTCTTGACCCAATACATTAGTAGCCAAATTACCAGCTAATTGACGTTCGATATTGTTAGCCGCATTCTCCTGACCCGCGGCCGCGCCGAATGGACCAACTTTTTCCTTCCATGCCTGCACGTCACGCATGTAAGGTGCAAACATTACGGACTCAGCACCAGCTAATCCGCCACCTCTAGCTGGATCTCCCACACCTACCATACTTGCAGCCAAAGTGCGTCCAAATCCAGGCGTATTACGTTCAGGGAATGAATCAAGTAGTCCACGTAGCCTGTCTCTATCTACAGTTTCAGGCGTATAAGTCTTATTGACCATTTCCCACAGACGTTTGAAATAGTCATTTGGGTCAGATGGTGCAGCATCTAACTGCATAGGCTCTTGACCCATCTGACGTGGATTGATTTGACCACCAAACGGCAGATTAGGTGGCATCTGTGTAGGCATTTCATAAGATGGCTGTCTTATGGTCGGATCTTCATAGAATCCACTTGGATATTGTTGCTGGTATGGATCACCACCACCATAATTATCGAATATATTCTGTTGACGAAGATAGTTAAGAGCCATTAGCCCCTCCCCAATACTCTATTCTGTTGAGTAGGAGTCATTGGAGTAGTTCTACCCCGATTTCTACTTGCAGCATAATCTAGCCACGGGGCTGCGGCTGCACCAACTCTACCAACAGTATCCATAACACGTCCAGTACGGCTCATAGCTTGATCAAATTGACCTGGTTGTTGCTCGGCTGCAATAGAATGACCCATTACACCCTGACCAAAATTACCACCCTGACCAACCGCACTGAGTAATTGACTACCAAACACATTGGACATGCCCGGTGTAGTTCCATAGAGATTGGACATTCCACTTAATGCGCGGAATCTATCATCCATGTTAGCTGCATTCGCCGCTGCTGCTCTACTGCTAGAAGCTGCACCAGCCGAAGCATTAGCCGCCTGAGCACGTGCCATAGCATCTGCATTGTATTGTTGACCTTGAAAGTCCAATCCTGTATTGAATTTACTGATATCTACGTCAGCACCCAACCTCTGACCTTCAATTCCTGCCATGCCGGTCAGGCCGAATTGTCTACCTCTATTCCTTGCTTCTGCTAATCCAGCTTCAACATTCTGTGTAGCATCAGCCGCAGCCTGACCCTGCTCCCGTGCCATCTTGGCTTGTGTAGCTATTGCATTAGGCGAATATCCACCTTGCAATGATCTCTGTCTACCTACTTCTCTCTCCGCGTTAGCATACGCCGCTCTAATGGGTGATACACCACGAGCACGCATATTCGCTATGTCACCAGCGGAGTATCCACCTGTATTGGCGAATTCTTGCATTCCGCCATATGAGGCGAATGGATCTGAATATCCAGCGCGACCCGGAGATACGGTGAATGCATCAAATCCACCACCTCCACCGCCACCTCCACCACCTCCAGGGTCATAATCAGCAGCATCCTGACCAGATGCAATGCCACGATACTGATTCATGATATCGGTATAGTCACCGTAATTGGCCTCTGAGCCACGGCCATAATTATAGGCCATAGCATTAGCCATCGGTCCCTGTTGTTGCTGATACCGATTCGTCTGCTCTTGTATAGCAGTACGACTTCTACCCTTCGGGTCATCACCCTGCTGATTCTTGTTGTTGTTAGAACCCATAACTCCTCACAAGTCGAAAATGAGTGACTGTCCTTGGGGCAATCTGAACCCGTTTTTCATTAATCTTTTCGTGTATTTTGGATTCTGGCTCCAAACATACATCTGTTCGTAATCCGACTTCTTACACACGAAGGTATTCGCGTCTAACATCTGGTATAATGCCCGCGCTCGAACTCTAGGATCTCTACTCATGTTCGTGACTAATACGCACTCAGCTATGTCACGTATTCCGCCCGCCGTAATGATTCCTTGCTCATCTTCCACGACGAATGCACAGACATATTTCATGAAATCTGGCATCGTGAATTCACCTGCGAAGTGCAACGAGTGAATTCTTTCCACTTCTCTCACATCGTCAGGAGTAAGTGCGCGTATTTTATGGGAGTTCATAGAATCCACTAATTGTAATGACTTGACCAGATGCCATTGCAGCAGGAGTCGTGGCACCATGAAGATTTGCAGTACCATGTATCAACAACACAATACCCGCTCCAAATTGTTGTCCAGTCATACCCTGATATGTAGGTGATCCATTCCAAATTGCAGGCATGGCGATATCACCAACAAATGAAGTAGGTAGACTATAAGTATAGAATCCACTGCCCGCTACAGTCGTAGTTCCGGGCTTAAGTGTAATAATAGAGTATACAGTCTTACCAATAACCATGTAACGTCCCGTAAGAGTACCATTACCTAATGCAAAGCCACCTCCTGACGCGGTTACTGTTGGTGTATAAGACTGCCACACTCCCTGAGACTGCCAATTAGTGTTGAAATTAGTTGCATCAATCTTTGTTAATACTTGTCCAGCAGTACCACCAACTGGAACACCCGGACCTGTCGGACCTTGTATACCTTGTGGTCCTTGAATACCTTGAATACCTTGTGGCCCAGTAGCTCCAGTCGGACCTGTAGGACCAGCAGGACCAACTGGACCTTCAGTAAGAGGATTCCAGATAGGAACCCAATTAGTAGTTGCTGGATCAGGAATCGCCATTAGTGTTTACTCTTACTTGATGACTGTAACCAATCTAATACTTCTAATGCATTGCGTGAAGGAGTACCAGTATGCCACGGAACTTGAGCCACATAGTTGAACAGCATATCGAATTCAACCATGCTAATCTGCAACTGTCTACTTCCTTCCTTCTTCAATTGCCTCTCTGATTCTCCATTGACCATTTTCTTGCCACATGACTTCAATTCACTAATACTTTCCAACTTTTCAAACAACCCCACTTCGGTGCGTAGCACCTGCATTCCTTTAGTCTGTTGTAATGATCCTCCGAGAACGAAGCCAACGAAACAGAACTGAAAATGACGATCACCCATTTCATCTTCAAAGTCTAGAATCATAACTAATTCTTCTGACAGAAATACACGTCAATAAATGGTGGCAGATTGGATGCCGCAGCCGACACGCCCGTAACAGGAGGTGCCTCGCTACTTATTGGACCTGAACCTGCACCTGACCCGCTGAAATTATGTGAGTGATCTCCTCTTGAATCAGTGTCCGAGTCAATTGTTCCACTAAAGTTGTGAGTGTGACTCGCCGCATTAGTCTGAAAACTTCCACCAGCATCAGCCGTGTTCGCTGCGCCTGTAGATGCTGTTGTGCCAGCAAATGGTGCGCTCAAATGATGATTATGACTCCCAGCGTTGTTAGTAGATCCACTGACATTCACGCTGACATTGACGTTACCACCATGATTATGCGAACCTGCCGCAAATGTGCCCGGACCATGTGAGTGTGTTGCTGCTCCACCAGTTCCACCCGGAACACCACTACGTATGAAAAGTCCATCCCAATTCACTCTAGTCCATCCAACTGGACAAGGTGACATACTAATAACAATCAATCCACTCGGAAATGATTCTAATGACTGCCACGTTGAATCACCACGTAAGAATGTGGATGCATTCGGCGTTCCGCTACCTAATCTACTTGGATTAACTAGTCCAGTCGTGATATTCGATCCATTTAGATTCGTTACATCTGCGCCATTGCCTAGCAGGAATGGTGCAACAAATTGTCCAACTCTTGTGTATGCAAATTGGGCCTGATTAGTTCCAAAGCCATCAGTCCACGCCTCAACATAAAGATTACCATCCTGATAATTAATCATTCTCCAGATACGTTTATTGACTGGAGCAGCAGTATCATGAAATTCTAATGCACCATAACTTCCAGAAATTCTAGTAAAAGCAGCGAGAGTTTGTGGTACAAACATGTTATCGATGTTCTTCAGTGCTACGTTAGAAGTCAATCGATTATCTGGTAGTATCCCCGTAGTGTCAGTTAGTGGTATCGTCGCAACTACACTTGGTTCACCCGCAGTTGATCTTACATAGCCAGTTCCGAGCGCACCTAATGGACGCGCATTCGGTAGACTCGCGTGTGGTGAAACTAACCAATATGTAGCATCTGCTACTGCTCCTCCTGCTGGTCCCGGCGGTCCTTGTGGTCCTATTGGTCCTACTATACCTTGTGGACCTGTAGGGCCAGTAGGTCCGGGTGGTCCCGGTGGACCTGTAACTGTTGCAATACCTACACCGGGCCATGTTACAGGAGGATCATTAGTCGGTTTTACACACAGATAAGCAATATTATCTGGACCAACGACTACATCTCCGTCACTGTAGAGAGGACCGGCTGCGAAATTCCCTAAATACTCTAAATCTAAATCTATCGTTCTCTTGTTGGCAACTGTATCATCGAATTTCAGTCCAAATCTTGCAAGGAACTGACGTGAATTCGGTAATATAGATGCTTCATTATCTTCAGTTAGGTATGAGGCCGCGTCACTCGCGCCGCCACCTCCCGGTCCACCACCTATTATGGTTGTACTCGAAACAGCAGCCTGAGCACCTGATAATCGTTCAATAATTTCCTGAACGACTTGGTACAGAGAACCATCAACGTCCCTAGATTGTGCTAGAGTACTTTTTAAGTCCGCAAATTGCGGCGGCTTAGTTGAACGCTTCTGCACCATGACTATGAACCGGGATATGACTTGTATATTTCCTTCGTAAAGATTACAATTCGGTTAATTCTGAAGTAGTCGCCCTGATTGACAGTTTTCAGTTCAAATGATGCGCGCTGCTCAACAAAATTCACTATGCGAGTAGGAGAATACCTGTTGCTAAGAGCCATAGGTAGAGGATCTAACGCCTTAGAGCGCATATCATCGAGTGAAAACACAGCAATTCTCAACTCTCCTGCACCCGTAAGTCGAATGCGTATCGTGGAGAAATGAGTAGTAGCCTCACCTGAACTTTGCTCTGATACCGCAGCACCTACTGGCATTTATTCACCTATGTATGCTGTTCTAATCGTAGGATTAGGAATTCGCAGACTTACCTGATTGTTATAAATATCGACGCGCGCTTCCTTTGGTTTATTGACCACGAACAGACCACTCAAATCATCTTTGGGGGCAAGTGCGCGACCAGTTGGAAATCCAGTGTAGATGACATACAGCATTTGTTGAGATATACGTGATTCCTTAGTTGGCCCCTGCGGCGTTACAGGATTCCACAGAAACTCCGCACCAAATCCCCATCTATACATGTTAGTTGCTGCAATAGGTCCAGGAATAGTTAATCCTGCATTTCCTGTCTGCATGAAACTGTTATTAGCTAATGATGTATTACTTACTTCCACATTATTAGGATCCCTGTATAGTCCCCATGCCTCAGTTGCGGGTGTTCCTACATCTGCTCCAGTATTAAAGAAGCCATAATATTTAATACTACTCACCGTTGAGTCATTAGGAGGAATTGAACCTTTATCCATGAATTTAATAAAGTGAACTGCTTTATAGAATGTAGGAACAGCGGGAGTAAGCCCCGGATCTATATATGCAACTGCACTACCGGGACCAGTACCATCAGTATTGACTGGATACAGCCATGTAGGACACGGTTGGGCAGTTGCTAGATATGCAGGATCATTCCAACCACCTATCACTCCGGCTGTAATCAAATTAGGCCGGTTGATATGCTGATCCCACATATGTCCCTGTTCCCAATTAAGTGACGTATAGGGATTAGCAATGTTACCTATATCTCCTGCCGTTCTCAGAGGACTAGCCCAAATTGGTGCAGGTCCAGCTACAGGACCAATGTTAGTATCCCATCTATTTGCCTGAGCCTCAAACTGTTCCTTAGTCAGTGCATCCTGATTCCAATACTTGAAGCAGCAAACATCCGCTATGTTACTGATGGCAACTACCAAGTTATAAAATGGGTCATTAATGCTATATCCCGTTCCTGCGGCAGTTACTTGCGTTAGTGTGACCGGACGTTCCCAGGGATTCGTGCTTAATGGATCTTCTACTCCAGCATAAACTGTAACATTAGCTCCACTCTTAGCAAAACAGAATACTTGCCATCTGTTGTGCAGGACAAAGCCTATGTCTGTAGAGGGAGCAGCAAGAGTTTTATCGCGTGCAGTCAGATGCCATACAATTCCGTCATTCTGTATGATTATGTTCGACCCCCCGATACAGTTAAATCCGACTAATGTGTTCGGGACCGTGAAATACTGCTTGACCCAAATACAGAAACTCCACTTTTCCGACGCAGCAGGAGTTATACCTGGGAAAAAAATAGGCGGATTTTCAGACCCAGTAGTCTGAAATCTTATCAATTGCACATAACCCGCGCTAGACCTAACCGACATCTAAAATCTCCGTAGGATTTCCAGAAATTAAATCAGGACCAATAGCTCCGAGTACTAATCTGTCAGTTTCGGCTAGTGTGATGCTGTTGATGTTCGCGTCGTATATCCACTTAGCCCATCTAATTTCCTTCGCATTCATTCCGTTCTTGTAGTCCGCGTGTAACAGCACCTTCCTGAACGGCGGAGGCAATGTAATCCAGAGTTTCTTATTGATTGAATCATTTACAATCTGTATTAGATGGAATTCATTTCGGTCCAATCCTCTCCAAAAATCTTCAATCTTCCAGGACATTTCAGGCTGTGCATATACGCCGTTGAATAGCATCAGACCTGACCAGTCCACAATGATTAGAAAGTCGATGTTCACGCCGCCCGTGTCTAACACCGTTGCTATTCCATGAACAGGTGAGCCTATACCTTGGTCCAGTAGTTCTTCCTGCCATGTTACTGGTTCATCATAGTTATCTGAGTATGCGTATGTTCTAGTTTTCTTGAATATATACATAACGTCCCTAAATTCTTGGACGCATGTTAATGGATGACCATCTAGTGGAACAACTATGATTCCTTCTACTTTGTTTACTGCTTCTGGTTCACCCGCGACTGACAATCTAGCAATTGATCTGTTGTCTGTGATTCCTGCTGGTAATCCTGTCAATGTTTCAGTCGTACCAAATTCACCGACTATCACGAGTCGAGAATGATACGTGTTCAGATATACGCCAGCGGGAATCTCAGCAAAGTTGTCAGCTAGGTGCGATGCGTCACTCAATAGGTCAGCATCAAAGAAGTTGATAGTTTTCGTAGTATCGATGTTATTATCAATATTTCCTCCTGGAATGAAGAAGTATTGATATCCCTTCTGATCACCATTGTATTCCGGTATCATTTTCGTAGATACCAGATGTCGCTTCTTGACCCAAGCGTTAGGTGATACAGGAATATTCGATACGACTATATCATGCGTACCAGTGAATGTTACTTCAGCTTTAACATCTGGTCCTATTGATGTGAAATAACCAGTGTCCGTCTCATATACCACTCCGATGATGTGAAATCCAGCATCAGATTTAATTCCCGTCGTGATTGCTCCCATTGCAGCAGTCATCGGCGGGCCTACAGGTGGAGTCCCGGCCGCTTTACGCGCCGCAGTTCCATCACCTTTGTAGACGTAAATGAATTCGTTTTGAATTCCTAGCTGATACTTTTCACCATTCTCATTCGTGTATGTCTTGAATGGACTGATATACGCGCGCCCGTTAATCGCGACGAACCCAAAATCCTCCATCGCTGCGATGGTTAGAATCGGCCCAACTATCGTCCTAGGTGAACCTTTAATGTGATAGATGTTCCCTCCTTCAGTCAATACCAGGAGAGTTCCACCCTGCTGTGTAATGTA